AGCTCGTAAGGAAGCCCACAAGGAAATGGCTAACAGGCAAATGGAATCTGTGGACAACTCTTTCTTGCGTAATAATGATCCTCGAATGCCAGTTCTGAAACCAGAGCGAAGCACTCGAACAACTTAATGGAGGTAGACATATGTCTAGCATATCTGCTCCTTTTGGGTTAAGACCAGTAGGAACATTAGGTGGCGAATACACTGGTGGTTTTCGTCAATATCCTATCCTATCCTCTCAATCCACAAGGATTTGTTACGGTGATGTCGTCAAGCTAAATGATGACGGTGGAACCACAACGATAGCGAAAGATACAGGCACAAGCACAGCAACGCCTATCGGTATTTTTCTAGGATGTCGTTTTATAGATGTAAGCACAAGTCAGCTTACATTTTCATCTCAATGGTCAGGTGCAGCCCATACCAGTGGTATGGCGTATGTTGCTGATGATCCAAACATTCTTTTTGCTGTACAAGCAGACGGAACAGTAAATGATGATGATCTTGGTGCTAACGTAGAGTTAGAGCAAACAGCATCAAGTGCTACATTTGGAATCTCTCGTGTTAGTATTGATATTAGCACAACAGCTACAACTGCAGCCTTACCAGTAAGGATTGTAGATTTTCTTGGAGGTCACGATGGTGACGAAAGAGGAACTTCATTCCCAATCATGCTTTGTAAGTTTAATTCAGGGCATCAATTGGCAAGTGGTGGCACAAATGCTGCTGCACCAGGAGGAGGCTAATCATGGCTGTAATGAGTAGAGCAAATCTCTTAAAAGAGTTACTTCCAGGTTTAAACGCATTGTTTGGACTAGAGTATGAAGGCTATGAAAACGAACACGCTGATATCTATGAAACCGAAAACTCAGACAGAAGTTTTGAGGAAGAGGTGAAGTTATCAGGGTTCGGTGCAGCCCCAGTGAAGCAAGAAGGTGCAGCTATCTCTTACGATGTAGCGCAAGAGTCATTCACTGCTCGTTTTAATCACGAGACAGTGGCTATGGGTTTCTCCATCACAGAGGAAGCTATGGAAGACAATTTGTATGACAGCCTATCAGCACGTTATACAAAAGCACTTGCTAGAGCTATGGCTTACACAAAGCAAACAAAAGCAGCGTCACTTCTAAACACTGGTTTTGATACATTCACTTCTGGTGATGGAGCTTTTCTATTTAGTGACTCCCACGGAACCGTGGCAGGTGGTAATAATAGAAACCAACCATCAACAGCAGCAGACCTTAACGAAACATCTTTAGAGCAAGCTGTGATTGATATCGCAGCCTTCGTAGATGAAAGAGGTCTATTGATTGCAGCAAGACCAAGAAAGCTGATTGTTCCACCTGCATTGATGTTTACAGCAACTAGATTGCTACAAACAGATTTCAGAACAGGAACTGCTGATAATGACATTAACGCTATCAAGTCTAATGGGTCTATCCCAGAGGGCTTTGCTGTTAACCATTATCTAACAGATAGTGATGCTTTCTTCATCATCACAGATGTTCCAAACGGAATGAAGCATTTCGTTAGAACTCCTATGGCTACTGGCATGGACGGTGATTTCAACACTGGAAACGTAAGATATAAAGCGAGAGAGAGATATTCTTTCGGTGTGTCTGATCCACTTGGAATTTACGGTTCAACAGGAGCTGCGTAAACTAGCAACTTTGGGGGCGATTTCTCGCCCCCTTCTAATTTCACCTTGACAGCGTAAGCTGACATTTGCCACGACAAGGAGATTAATATGGGCAATACAACATTTTCAGGTCCAGTTAGAGCAACTGGAGGATTTAAAGCAGTAAACAAGAGTAGCACCACAGGTGCATTTACAGAGACAGGTTTTTCTGTAAACTCAACAGGTCAACTCATTTCTATGGGTACACGAAAGATACAGTCTTTCGCAGGTACACTAGCAAGCACAAACGCAGCGTCTGTAGCGTATGGAGATGGTGACTGTCTTGTAGAATTAGGAACATTAAACGTAGATGCTCCTGATGATCTAGTTACACCATCAAAGATATTCTTACACAGAGCTTTGATAGGTATTACCACAGCAGCAGGTCAAACTCTTGCAGGTAACTTAGCATTGAGTTCTACTTCTGGAACAGCGACAAACGCAGCTGTATCAGGAACAGAGATAGTTGGTGCAGGAGTAACATCCTTTAACGAACAGCTAAGTGCTACACAATCTATCACAGAGATTGATATCAACTTTAACAACACAGCAGGTAACTATCACATCTTCGTGCCAAACGTAACGGCAGCTGTTGCAAATGTGCATCTTTATGCCAGAGCGACAACGGCTGTTAATGCTGATATAACAGCAGGAAGATTTACAGTTGAACTAGAATATTCAGTATTCTAAGGGGGTAAAACATGGCTGATGCAGTAACATCACAAACCCTTTTTGATGGCGACAAGCATGTTGTTATGAAATTTACGAACATTTCTGACGGTACAGGCGAATCAGCAGTTAAAAAGGTCGATGTCAGTGCATTGAATGCAGATATAAATGGCAATACTTGTACGAGTGTTGCCATAGAAAAAATCTGGTGGCAGTGCATAGGCATGAAGGTTAGGTTGTTTTTTGACGCAACATCTGATGCTTTTATTATAGAGTTAGGTGAAAATCAGAGTGGTCATCACGACTATAGTGAGTTTGGTGGTTTAAAAAATAACGCAGGGTCTGGAAAGACAGGTGATATTGATTTTACTACTGTGGGTCACTCTAGTGCTGATACCTACACAATCACTCTGAAGATGCGTAAAACGTACTAACGTGTTCGATCCAGTAACTATTTCGGCTGCTGTTGCTACAGCAAGCACGGCTTTTAACGGCATAAAAAGAGCGTTTCAGGCAGGTCGTGACTTGGAATCTATGTCACAGGATTTATCCAGATGGATGGGTGCTGTTAGTGATGTAGATGCAGCTCACAAATCTGCCAAGAACCCTACCATGTTTCGTAAAGTTTTTAGTGGGGGAAGCATTGAGCAGGAGGCAATAGAAGCCTTTACTGCTAAAAAGCGTTTGGAAGAACAACGCTATGAGCTTCAACAGTTTATTAAGTTTACGCATGGAACAGCAGCTTGGGATGAACTTCTTCGTATGGAAGGTCAGATAAGGAAACGTAGGCAACAGGAGATATATGATAAAAAGATATTTAGGGAAAAAGTCATCGGTATTGTGGCACTTACCATTGTCCTTAGTGTTGGCATCGGTCTTCTTGGTCTTTTCGTCTACACCCTTATGGGTTTCGACAGAGGATGGTTTAGCTAAGTGCGTAAGGAAAGATGGAGGACAAGAGACATTTGAATGGATTTGCACTGATGGAACTATTATCTATTTGGCACAGTCGGATAATATTAAGCAATGTTATACCTGTTTTCTAAAAAAATTCAGTGACTGGACTTGGGAACAGGAAAAAAGAAAAGGGATTAGAGAAAACCCAAAGTATGTAACGTGTAGACGATATAAAAGAAAACAAGCTAAGAATGGAAAGCAAGTGTGTTTATATAGAGGAGCCAACAATACATACACTTTAGTGGTTGAGGGTCAGTGTCCTGTAGAGTTTCAATGTAAATACGATCCTAACGGCAAAGAACCAAACATTGATAGTGTCGTTGATTCATTAAATGACAGCTTCAAATGAAGACACTAGTGTTTATTCTTGTAATTTTAGAAGGTTCAGAAATATATGATGATACTTTACAATACGGAAGTATAGACAGATGCAACTGGTACGCTAAGAAAATAAACTTTTACAATGAAAGACAAACAAGAAATACTTACTCAGCGTATTGCAAACCATTAGTGATTGAAAAGAATGAGGAATAATATTATAAATAGAAGAGATTGGAGGCTTTAATGGCAGTTGTAACACCAGACTTACCAGAGATATTTGAAGAAGCCTTTGAGAGAGCAGGGCTTGAAATGCGTTCTGGCTATGACTTAAAGACAGCTAGACGTAGCTTTCAGATATTAACATTGGAGTGGCAAAACAGAGGTATAAACCTTTTTACTATAGAGTCTGGCACATTATCCCTATCAGCAGGTACAGCCACATACACTATGCCATCAGATACCATTGATATCATTGAGCATACGATTAGAACAGGCACAGGAACATCACAGCTTGACACGAATGTAAATAGAATAAGTGTTTCTACGTTTGCCCAAAAATCAAATAAGAATACACAAGGTAAGCCAACACAGATATTTGTACAAAGACTAGCAGGCTCTACGACAGTCACGTTGCACCCTGTTCCAGACACGACATACACGTTAGCCTTTTTTAGG